GTTAGCCCCAAAGACGTCTTCAGAAATCGCACTGTAATTGCCGATTCTTGCAAGTGTTTGCTTGGCGAATGCACTCATCTCAATGGATGGTTGTTGTTCGTTCAATCCATATACTATGTGAGTGTCGACGATCTCAGTGCAGCGCTCGCAAGTCCCCACGTTAAAGGCGCCATGGTTATTGTGCACGAACATGCTGGATCCACTGGAGATTACAATGGTTCCAAGTATGTTGTGGAAGACGATTTTGTCATCTACAGTGTTCAAGGCAATGGCCAACCTTATCGACATCGTAAGGCCTCATGGTTGTTCGACTCAGACCACCTTCCCGTGTACGGAGGTAGTCTAGTTTGGCAAGTCGTAGCTGAGGTGGGCAACTCCTTTGTTTTTGAAATCCAACTAGTTAAAAATCAGTTTGAGGACAACAACAAAGTTACAGTTGACACATCTCTTTACCGTGAGTTCATACGTCAAAAATTGGTTGGAGTCAAGTATGATTTTAACGACGAGAAGTTTTATCAGGCCCACTTGCTTATGGCGAAAAGGCATGTTACGACCTCGAAGTTGAAACTTACTTCCGATCAAATTATTGACATATTTGTCGAGGAGTACACGGATCTGGCAAAACGCGAAAAAGCCTATGCGGTGGACAATTTTGCATGCTCTGCAAGATATATCACATATGAGCTTTGGAGAACGCAACGCAAAACGAGCAATAAAATGCTCTTGGTTATGATGGTGGTTATAGCCTTATGCCTGCTTCCCCTAGCTTATGCCAACCCCTCGTATGTTAGCAACAACGAACTCAGTACTCTCCACAAGACTAGCCACATTAGTATCCCATTTGACCACCTACCACTCACAAAGATCAGAGACGGCATATATCTGATTTTCTGTGGGTTTAGTGGAATTGTGTTATCCGTGTGTGCATCTTGTTGGGAAAACGAAAGAGTTGGACTAACCAATCGAGTCCTCAAAGACAGAGACGATGCCGAGCCAGGAATGGTTCGCAAACTGTTTCCAATGTTTTGGAAACTGTCTCCCCAGCGCTTTTGGCCTAGAGAAATTTGGGCCACCGATTACACAGTTTGGAATTCTCGCTTCCCAGGTCCCCGACAGCGTGAAAACAACCGTGCTTTGGAAAAAGTTTTGGACGGCAGCAGTTCTCTCGTGAATTGCGGCTTGCGATCTAGTTTTGTTAAACGTGAAATCAAACAGCTTAAAGAACCCGATGAAGAATACGACCCTCGCATCATTTCTGACCTTGTTTACAAGTACGACAATGTTGTTTTAGGGCCTTGGATAGATGCATTCACTTCCCACATGAGTGCATGTTTCAATAGTTCGTCGAAGCATTATTACGCAACCAAATGCACAGGCAGGGACCTAGGCACCTGGTTCGATAACAATGTGACGGAGCGATCTATTTTTCTCATGGACGACTTTAGTAGGTTTGATTTGACTATTTCTAAACCTCTGTTGGAGGTGGAGCAACTGATTTATGGCCAGTTTTGTAGAAACCAGCCTTGGGTCATGAAAGCGCTCTTCCGACAGCTAGAAACAGTTGGGACTACGAAAGTAGGACACATACTATACGCCACTTCAGGCACTAGAAAATCTGGAGATCCTAACACATCCTGCGGTAATTCCCTGATTAACATACTTGTACATGCTCTCATGTTTGAACATTTCTGTATCACGGATTATTCGTTGGCTGTTCTGGGTGATGACATGATTGCCATCATAAACCAAGAATTTGTCGTTACAAAAGACCAAATTTCTGGATTTATGCGCAAATTTGGGTTTATAGCCAAGCCTAAAATTAGCAAGCAAAGATGTTTTGCAGAATTTTGTAGTAAACTGTTTTGGCCAACTAGTATTGGTACAGTTCTGGCCTCCAAGCCTGGCCGGCAACTTGCCAAAATTGGTTGGAGCATTAACCCGGTTAAAAACTGGGATCAGCACATGTCAGGTTCCTGTAAGTCCCGTACAGACGACCTCTGCGTGCCGATTTTGCGCGTGTATGTGAGTCATTGCATCAGTTTAAAACCTGAAGCTAGCCCTCACCGGAAACCTTTTAATTTTAACAGTAGCCTAACAGTAGCTGCGACTGTTGAGACATTTTCGATGTTTTATGAACGTTATGGATCCATCTATAATATTTGTGAGGAGGAGAAAGTGCTTAGCAAGCAGTTAGCTTTGTCAAACGGGCCAACTATGATCGACAACGAGTTTGTGCGCTTGTTATCGATTATAGATATGGACTGTTAGGCCGCATGAAATTAATGTAATTTTAAAACAAGTGTAACCCTAATTAGAAAATGAATTTAGCTACCCACCATAAAGCTGCTATTGTCGATGCTGCGCTCGGTTTGCACGGCGTTAAACCCATTCGGTTGGGAGGTGGAGGTCCCAGAAAGACCGCCACGATCCAACTCAGCTCCAGAAATGAGATTTCTACAGGAGCAGGTGGGAATGCCGCCGTTATCTTCCCCGGTACCGCCAATGGACAGCTATACCTCGCACCCACGTTTACCGCAACTAACATTTACCCTCTTACTGCTGTTGGTAGCGCTACTGATTGGGGGACTGATATGGATACCTACTCCGATGCCATGCGTGTCACAGGAGCAAGGGTCCGTGTCATCCCTACAACAGATAGCGACTCCAACAGCGGTTATTGGGTAGTGAATCTTGCAGACCCTGGTGCTTCTTTGACTATTGCTAACTTGCCCTCAACTCTCTCTGACGAGGCTCTCCACACTTATGTCATTGACAATAAGCGTGAGTTCACTGTCACATTAAGTCCAGCTCGAGAAAATTATGCCGATTTCTTCGATGCTGAGGCTGGTGACATGGGTTGGCAGTGCGCTTGCCTGTATTTCACAGGTGGAACTGCTAGCGCATCGTTGTGCTTGATGGAGTTTGAAGTCGATGTTGAGTATTATCCCAAAGTTGCTTACCATGAGGTCATTCCTGTTAGTGCCGCAACTAAGCACGATGAACTTGTTCATGAAATCGTCAAGAATGCACATGCCCATCTGGCTATTACTGATGGACATGTCACCAAAGGACCCGCTGGGCACCAAAATGCCATAGCACAGGGTGCTTCGCAGGCTATAGTGCCTTACAACGCCGCGTTCGCTGAAAGTCAGAAGGCCAAGGTGGACAAAGCTATCTCTAAGGTAACGTCGTCTGTGTTAGGCAAAGTTGAAAATTTCGGTGCCTCGGTGCTCGGAAAAGTTGGTAAAACAGCTGAGAGGTATCTCCCTTTCCTGGCTGAATTCTTATAAAAACACAAAAACATAAGTCACAATTCCGCACTTGTATGCCCATTTGAATTCGGGGCGGTCGAATTCCCGTCTAGG